CTAGCTGCTCCCTTCCGTCCGAGCAATGCGGGGGGTGTGCGTGCGTCCGGGTCCTAAACCTTGACGGAAGATCAGTGATTTTCGGAGTAGTTCCATGATGTTAGTCGAAGAGACCACCGTGCCACAATCGGCCCTACCGGTCACACAATTCAAAGACCATTTGCGCCTTGGTTCGGGTTTCGCCGATGACGGACTGCAAGATACGGTTCTGGAAGGCTACTTGCGGGCCAGTTTGGCCGCGATAGAGGCCCGGACCGGTAAGATCCTGATAGAACGCGAGTTCAGCTGGACGTTGACCGTGTGGCGAAGTGGCGAACGGCAACCACTACCCGTTGCCCCGGTCAATGCCATCACGGCGATCATGCTGATTGACATGGGTGGCGATGAGACATTTGCCGACACTGATGCCTGGATGCTGGAACCTGACAATCAGCGCCCCAGCCTAAAGGCGACCACGGCATGTTTGCCCAGTGTCCCGGTGAATGGTTCGGTTCGCATTGGAATGTTGGCGGGGTTTGGCCCCGAATGGGGTGACTTGCCTGCCGATCTGGCCCAGGCGGTGATGCTGCTGGCGGCACATTTTTACGAGTACCGTCATGAGGCAACCCAAGGCACCCCGCCAATGCCCTTTGGTGTGTCGTCACTGATTGAGCGCTACCGAACCGTACGCTTGTTCATGGGAGGCAAAGCATGAAGCCGCCCCGTTTGAATAGGTCATTGGTACTTGAGGGGCCATTGCGACAGGCAGATGGCGCAGGTGGTTTCACCGATGATTGGCAATCACTTGGCATTCTGTGGGGAGAGGTCAAGGCCAGACCAGGTCGGGAAATTGCTGCGGCATCTACGACCGTTTCGCGCGTCCCTTACCGGATAACGGTGCGTGCTGCCCCCTATGGTGGTCCGTCGCGCCCGGTTCCCGGCCAACGGTTTCGCGATGGTGAGCGTATTTTCCGGATCAATGCGGTCGCTGAGAAAGATGCCAATGCGCAATTTCTGGTGTGCTTCACTGATGAGGAGGTCGCATCATGAGTTATGGTGTTTCAGCCGCATTGCAAACCGCAGTGTACCAGCATTTGTCGGATGATATCGGCATGACAAATCTGGTCGGGACCGCGATTTATGACGCGATGCCCGCAGGTAGTTTGCCGCCACTTTATGTGGTGTTGGGATCAGAGAATGTGCGCGATGCCTCTGACAAGACTGCGGGTGGCGCGTTGCACGAGTTTACCGTGACCGTCGTGACCGAAAGTGCAGGCTTTGCGTCGGCGAAGGTGGTCGCCGCTGCCGTGTCAGATGCGCTTGTTGATGCTGATCTTGCGCTTGATCGCGGCACATTAGTTTCACTGAATTTCCACAAGGCAAAGGCTGCCCGTATTGGCACGGGTGATGTTCGCCAGATCAATCTTATTTTTCGTGCCCGCGTGGCGGATGACACGTAACCCATTCTCATTGAAGGAGTGCGCCCATGGTGGCCCAGAACGGTAAAGACCTGCTTGTGAAAATCGACATGACGGGTGACGGATTATTTGAAACTGCCGCAGGTCTGCGTGCCACGCGGATCAGTTTTAACGCTGAAAGCGTGGATGTCTCTAGTCTGGAGAGCGAAGGCGGCTGGCGTCAGTTGTTGGGTGGTGCAGGGGTGAAGACCGCTGCGATCTCAGGCTCTGGTGTGTTCAAGGATGAAGATACAGATGAACGTGCGCGCCAGATTTTCTTTGACGGTGAAACTCCCGATTTTCAGGTGATCATTCCGGATTTTGGTACTGTTGAGGGTCCGTTCCAGATCACTTCGATTGAATATGCGGGATCCCATAACGGAGAAGCGACTTATGAGTTATCGCTGGCTTCTGCCGGCGCGCTGACCTTTACGGCGTTGATCTGATGCCAAACTCTTGGGCGGGCGAGGTGGCTGTTGTGATCGACGGGGTGGCGCATGATTGCAAGCTGACCTTGGGCGCATTGGCGGAGCTAGAGGCCGCGCTGGATGCAAGTTCACTGATCGAATTGATCCGCCGCTTTGAAGGCGGCGCGTTTTCGGGTCGCGATGTGATGGCCGTGATTGTCGCTGGTTTGCGCGGAGGGGGCTGGACTGGCAACTCATCCGATTTGATCGCTGCCGAGATCGAAGGTGGCCCGGTGGGGGCGGCAAAACTTGCTGCTACCTTGCTCGCCCGAGCCTTTACACCGCCCGCATGACAGCGCTCGATTGGCCCGGATTGATGCGTGCCGGACTGCACGGCCTTCGTCTGACCCCGCGTGAGTTTTGGGCGCTGACCCCGGCAGAACTGCAACTGATGCTTGGCACAACCCACGCCGCCGCGCCGATGGACAGGGAAAAGTTGAACACGATGCTTCAGGCGTTTCCTGACACTGCAAAGGACATGAGTGATGGATGAGATTGACAGGTTGGACGCATTGGACAGCGATGTTGGCGCCTTGGAACGTACCTTAGGTGATACGGCGGCGATGACATCTGCCTTTGATGATCAACTGCGTGGCGTTCAAACGACACTGACTGATACCACACGGGATTTGGGTAACCTTGAACGCGGGTTTTCCGGCGGATTGCGCCGTGCATTTGATGGGTTGGCGCTGGATGGTATGAAGCTGTCAGACGCGCTGGGCACAGTTGCAAATGCGATGATTAGCGCGGTCTATTCATCGGCCACCCGCCCAATTACGGATCATTTTGGTGGCATGCTGGCAGACGGTTTGAATGCTGCCGTGTCGGGCATGATGCCCTTTGCGGATGGCGCACCGTTCTCACAAGGTCGCGTCATGCCATTTGCGAAAGGCGGGGTCGTCAGTGGCCCGATGAGCTTTCCCATGCAAGGTGGCACCGGCCTGATGGGCGAAGCCGGACCCGAGGCGATCATGCCGCTTAGCCGCGGTGCGGATGGCCGTTTGGGAGTGCGAACCCAAGGTGGCGGCGCCGTCACAGTAAACATGAATATCAGTACGCCTGATGCGCAGAGCTTTCAACGTAGTCAGGGGCAGATCGCCACACAGATGGCCCGGGCATTGGGCCGCAGTCAGCGTAATCGGTAAGGGGACAATCGGATGGCATTTCATGAAGTGAGGTTTCCGGCATCGTTGAGTTTCGGTTCGGTCGGTGGTCCGGAGCGACGAACAGACATCATTACGTTGGCCAACGGGTTTGAAGAACGCAACACGCCATGGGCCCATTCCCGCCGTCGCTATGACGCTGGGTTTGGCTTGCGTTCTCTTGACGATGTTGAGGCTCTGATCGCGTTTTTTGAGGCCCGCCAAGGTCAATTGATCGGCTTTCGGTGGAAGGATTGGAGCGATTATAAGTCCTGTGCCCCATCTGACGAAGTTGACGCCCTAGACCAGTTGATTGCTGTGGGAGATGAGGTCACAGATCAGTTCCAGCTGACAAAAACCTATCGGTCTGGCCGGACCACCTATTCCCGTCCGATTTCAAAGCCAGTCGAGGGCACGATACGCGTTGCCGTTGGCGGAGATGTGTTGCGGCAAAGTGTTGATTTTGAAGTTGATTTCGAAACGGGAACAATAACGTTCCCGCATCCACCGGATCAGGGCGCAGAGATACGTGCCGGGTTTGAATTTGACGTGCCGGTTCGGTTTGACACTGAAGCCATAATGACTTCGATTTCCAATTTCCAGGCGGGTGAAGCACCCAATGTGCCGATCCTGGAGATCCGGGTATGAATGCGGCCCTTCATGAACACCTAGCGGATGGTGCAACGCATACTTGCTATTGCTGGGCATTAACCCGGCCTGACGGTTTGACATTGGGATTTACGGATCATGATCGCTTGATCCAATTCGATGGCATCAACTTTGTTCCAGAATGCGGACTATCGGCGCGTGCCCTCGCAAGTACCACCGGGCTATCCGTCAACAACACAGAGGCGCTAGGCGTCCTGCAATCAGATGCGATTAGCGAAGCCGATATTGATGCCGGGCGTTATGATAGTGCTCAGGTGACGATATGGCTGGTTCAATGGGATCAGCCCGAGGCAAGATTGGTGCGATTTGCCGGTACCATCGGAGAGATCACGCGTAGCTCCGGCGGGTTTCAGGCCGAATTGCGTGGTCTGACCGATGCTTTGAACCAACCGCAGGGGCGGTCCTATCTGCGTGAATGCAATGCTGTATTGGGCGACGCACGATGTGGGTTTGATCTGACGGATCCTGCCTTTTCGGTCACCACGCCGGTCGAGACCGTGCGAAATGCACATGAGTTTTCTTTCGCAGCCGTAACGGGCTTTGGCGAGAAGTGGTTCGAGGCTGGCGGCTTAGAGGTACTGTCGGGTGCCGCTGCTGGTCTGCGAGATGTTGTCAAAACGGACTGCAGCGCGGGGGCGGAGAGGGTTATCACGTTATGGCAACCTATTCGCGCAGTGGTCCAGCCGGGCGATATGGTGCGATTAACGGCTGGCTGTGACAAGCGCGCGGCGACTTGTCGCAAGAAATTCTCCAATTTCGTCAACTTCCGTGGGTTTCCAGACATTCCTGGGGACGATTGGTTGGTCAGCGTGCCTCGATCAGGTGGCAACACTTCGGGTGGGAGCCGCAGCCGATGAGTGACGCGATGATCAAAGTCGCCAGAACATGGATTGGCACGCCCTATATGCATCAGGCCGCAGCCAAGGGGATCGGTTGCGATTGCCTTGGGTTGATTCGCGGCGTTTGGTATGAGGTTTACGGCGATGAACCCGAGAGCGTTCCCGCCTACACAGCTGATTGGGCCGAACCGCAGGGTGAAGAGTTACTGTTTGCCGCCGCCAACCGCCATATGCAATTGGTGAAAGACGGTGCGTTCGAACTAGGCGAGGTCCTGCTGTTCCGGATGCGCGACGGCTCCGTGGCAAAGCACCTTGGTCTTTTTTCGGGATCAGTTCCTCATCCGCAATTCATTCATGCCTATACCGGCCACGGTGTGATCGAAAGCCCGCTTTCGGCGCCATGGCACAGGCGCATTGCTGCCCGGTTTACAGTTTCACAAGGATAGTTCTCATGGCGACAATCGCACTTTCAGTAGCCGGTATGGCCGTTGGTGGATCTATTGGTGGCTCTGTCATGGGCTTGTCCATGGCGACAATTGGTCGGGCGGCTGGCGCCGTCATTGGCCGACGCATTGACCAGCAATTGTTGGGTGGTGGCAGTGAGGCGGTCGAAACTGGTCGGGTTGATCGGTTTCGCCTGACCGGTGCCAGCGAAGGCTCCGACGTTCAGCAAATATATGGCCGCATGCGTATTGCCGGCCAGGTGATCTGGGCCAGTCATTTCAAAGAAAGCAAGAAAACAACTGGCGGTGGTGGTGGTGGCAAAGGCGCGCCAGCCCCGCCAGAACCTACTGTGACAACGTATTCTTACTCCGTAAGCATGGCTGTTGCATTGTGTGATGGTGCCATTGCCCGTGTGGGCCGGATTTGGGCGGACGGCGTTGAAATGGCGCGCAATGATCTGAATATGCGCGTATATTACGGAACCGATGATCAATTGCCGGATCCCAAGATCGCAGCAGTTGAAGGCGCAGGCAGTACGCCTGCCTATCGCGGCACCGCATACGTCGTGTTCGAGGACCTGCCTCTTGGTCAGTTCGGCAATCGCATTCCGCAATTCAGCTTTGAGGTTACACGTCCGACACCTGCGGATGCGCCCTCAGATTTGCATGGTTTGGAGAAGATGGTGCGCGGCGTCGCGCTTATCCCTGGCACCGGAGAGTATGCACTCGCGACAACACCGGTCTATCTGTCTGCCGCTTATGGTAACCAATTGGCAATCAATACCAATACTCCATTAGGTGGCACCGATTTTCAGGTTTCCATGGACGCATTGGAAGAGGAATTGCCGTCCTGCAAATCTGTTGTCTTGGTCGTGTCTTGGTTCGGAAGTGATTTGCGTTGCGCAGAATGCTCTGTCCGGCCCAAGGTCGAACAACGCCAAGCCGATGCTAGCGCCATGCCATGGCGTGTCTCTGGTGAGACTCGTGCGTCGGCTGTCCGTGTGCCACTTGATGACGGCGCCCCGGTTTATGGCGGTACACCGACGGATGCATCGGTGGTCGAGGCGATCAAAGATATGCGTGCGCGTGGATTAGAGCCCGTGTTTTATCCCTTCATTCTGATGGATCAATTGGCCGGTAACAGCCTGCCTGATCCATGGTCCGGTGATGGGGGGCAGGCGGCATTGCCATGGCGGGGACGCATCACGACGTCCTTGGCCCCGGCTCGCCCTGCCAGTCCAGATGGAACGGTCGCAGCTGCGAGCGAAGTTGGGGCGTTTATGGGCACGGCCGAGGTGGCAGATTTCTCAATCAATGGTGAACGGGTCGATTACTCTGGACCCAACACTTGGGGCTACCGGCGGTTTATCCTTCACTATGCCCACCTTTGCGCTGCAGCCGGCGGGGTTTCCGCATTTTGTATCGGCTCAGAAATGCGCGGGTTGACGCAAATTCGCGGTCCCGGGAATAGCTTTCCGGCTGTTGATGCGTTGCGCGTTCTTGCAGCTGATGTGCGGGGCATTCTGGGGCCGGGGTGCAAGATCAGTTACGCGGCAGATTGGTCAGAATATCACGGCTATCAACCGGTAGGTACGGCTGATAAATTGTTTCATCTTGACCCTTTATGGGCCGATCCGAATGTGGACTTCATCGGTATCGACAACTATATGCCGCTATCCGATTGGCGCGATGACGATGACCATGTCGATCAGGCAGCGGGCGCGATCTATGACGTGAATTACCTGAAAGCAAATGTTGCAGGTGGCGAGG